AATACGTGGTCCGAAGACACGTATTTGCAGTTGCAATTTATTGTCAGCTGTCAGGGCTATATCCTCTTGGGATACCCGACTCAAGCTTCGGCTTTTGTCATGCTGGAAGCACAGCGGTTTTCGATCGTCGCGTTGGCGCCTATCGTTTTTTCCGTTTACCCGCGGACCTAGTCTCACGGTAAGAAAAAAGATGGATTTGGCGTTCACACATCCGAAAGGAAAGCGTCTAATGTTTACCAAGTCATTAAAATTGGGAGGTCTCGGTTTCCGAGATCGAAGGAACAGACCTCAAAGTAAAAGGAAGTGGCGATAACTGCCGTATCCGAAACAACAAAAGTTGAGGGAGTGCCACCTGGGCGGGGATTCAGTTCTGCAATCAAAGCACGAACAGCACGTACAAGCTCAAACGAGACAGCGCCGGGGATGCGCGGTAGTCTATAAATTACGAATTGAAGAGCCAGACAATAAACCCGGATATTATGGCGACAACCGAACAACAAGAAAAAAAAGCCAGAACTTCGCGCAAACGCTCTCGGGTTTGTCGCGCCTTCGTAAACCGTCTCTCGAGAATTGTTGGTGACGCCTCTAGGGCTTGGGCGTTCGTTTATGACGTCCCCTGTCCGCCAGTCCCACAATTCTCACCGAGTGACACTTGTTCTCATGCAGTGGCTGTTGTAAAAAAGTTTTTAGGGGGAGAGCCGTCGGTGTGCCCGGCTCAAAACCTCTCTTTTCAGTCACTGAAGAAGCTTCTTCCTGATTCATGCCCGTGCATGGAGAAGGAGATGATCGAGAAGCTCGTTGAGAATCTTATGGTTCCCGCCGCGGAGCCACCACCTGGTTTTTTGCAATTTGTCAGGCGTGAGGTGTCTCGACTCTTTCCGAAGGGTTGGGATGCTTCCTACGAGGCATTTTGCAGAACGACTTCTCCTCCTTTGTCTTCCGTTAAGTACGGCTGTCCTCTCGGCGGTACTAGGTCAAGCGGCGGATCTCTCGGTGCTTTCACCAATGAGAAGTGGCTTCAACACGATTTTCTCGACGTTGTTTGTCACGGGACACGGGAGCTGCCTCCTCGACTCACCGGGTATTTGATGGTAGCACAATCGGCGGGTAAACCCCGTCCTTTGTCCAAGTTCGACTATATGGCTTTGGCTATGAGGCCGTTGCACAAAACGGTATATAGTCATCTATCTCAAAAACCTTGGTTGTGTCGAGGTGACGTCGATGCTGAGAAATTGGCTCGAGCAGGGTTTTCTTTCGGAAAAGGCGTACTCACTTCAGGAGATTATAAGTCCGCAACTGACGGTTTGAACCGTACGGTGTCGCAGGTTATCCTCGACACTTTGCTGGGGACGTCGTCTTTTGTACCTCAAGGAGTTCGTGAGTACGCTTCCGGATCGTTAGCACCGCTCCTATCGTCGTCGGAATATGACATTGATGAGTTCGTCCCTGAGCGCGGACAGATGATGGGCTCTTATTTGTCGTTTCCTCTTTTATGCCTTTACAATTTTCTCTGCTTTAGGTGGGTGTGTAAGCAGAATAAGGTAAAAAGACTGCCGGTTCTCATTAATGGTGATGACATTCTCTTCCAGTCGACGCGTGAATTTTCCGACTCGTGGATGCAGGTCTTACCTTCTCTCAGTCTTACTGTGGAGACTGTTAAGACTTCTGTATCTTCTGAGTACGGATCTCTGAACTCAACCCTCTTTTCTTGGAAAGATGGCTTGTTGAGCAGAGTACCTACGTTGAGGATGGGTATGTTGAAGCAGGTTAATGAGCCGAACGGATTAGGGAAATCGTATCACGATTTTATTCGTGCTATGTCTGGTCAGGAGAGGTGGCGAGCTGCATGGACTTTTTTTGAGTTTCATTCAGGTACGCTACGGAATTTTAAGTACTCGTTACCGTCTCTAGGTTTTCGAGGTGCTCTCGCTGACCGGATTGCAAGAAAATTCGATCTCTACTTTTCTCGTTCTGATGTGTGTGTGCCAGCTAGAAAACACGCTGTTGAGGTTCCTTCGGATCTAATCTCGAAGGTACCGATCGGCGCGTTGTCAGCTGAAGAGTCACATTTATCAGCGGC